AAGGTTTCGAGGAGTTGGCTCAGAAGATGTTCACCCACGCTCACGCTTACAAGATGGAATCGGATTATATCCGTGACCTCATGCTGCGTGCTAAAGCGGCTGTGAACGTAACTGACGAGCAGATCGTTGATTATCTCGTAAATGAGATTTTCGATCAGCAGACCGAAGCCGTGATGGGTGTTCGCGCTCGTATAGATATCATCATCCTTGAAGCGCTGTCTAACCATGGTCAATTCACCTTCACAAAGGCCAATGATCCCCAGTCACCGTTTATCGGCACCACTATCGGTTTCGGTTTCGATCCGAAAAAGAAAGGTTCCGTTGAAACCGGCAAAGAGTGGACCGATGCCCACAAGGCTACCATTGACCCGATCGCAGAGATCGATTCTGTTCTCAAGCAGAACCGTCTCATCAAGCCGAAGAAGATCCTCACCGATTACTCCACTCTTCTGTATATGCAGAGCTGTGATAAGATGAAGGGCTATCTCAACACGACGTTGTACCCGAACGATCCTATCTCTGAAACCAAGATCAACGGATGGCTGGCTGAGCACAAGATGCCGACCATTGAGGTAGTAGATTTCACCTGCGGTGTACAGGATGGCGACAACGTCCACGATTACACACCGTGGAAAGAAGGTCAACTTGTCTTCATCCCGCAAGACAACCTCGGTACTATCGAGACCGCGTACAGCGATGCTGAACTCGGCATGAAGAGCGATGGCGTTCAGTACAACCACTATGGTCGTATCGAGACCCGCCGCTTCGTTCAGGGCGAGAAAGAGAACTCTGATTATGCAGAGATCACGAAGGCATCGATGACCGGTGCACCCTCGTTCGTAACCGCTAAGAACATCATCACTTTGGATACTAAGAGAAATAACTAATCTTTTTCTATGGAAAAGACAAACCTCGAAGCAATCAAAGCAAAGATGTTCCCCTATGAGCTACCGGAGGACACGCTTGAGTTCCTGCTTGATGAGCAGGAGCTTGAGCCCTCCGAGGCTTATAGCAGAGAAAATCGTAAGGCTCTTATCAAAGCCGTTGTAGCAGCCCTCTATCAACTCCTTTCATTAACAAAGGAGAAGGATAACGGTAGCGAAATGCAGTATGACCCTGATGGCATACGCGACATGATCAAGCGCTACGAGGGAGAAGCAAAAAAACCGCAAAACCGTGATATGACGCACGTCTGGTAATGAGTAGATACCCGGATAAAATAATCATAATGGAGGCAGTTGGTGGCACGCCGTATAAGCGCCCGGAATGGAAACAAGTCTATACCGGTCGCTGTCGCTGTTTCCTGCATAGAGAGTCCGGATATCGCATCGGAAAGGTGATGGACTGCACGCATGAGGTAGTTATCCCGGACCGTAATATGGTACAGATAGGCGAGAATTTCAAGGTTGGCGTAAAAATGCACACCAATAAAGACAACCGTACATGGGATTTGGTGGGCTACGTGAAAGATTTTGCACGCTTTGACCGGGTGTGTAATCTATATTTTCAAATGGTCAAAGAGAATGTCATCTTTGAGGATGTGCCACCTCTCGCTATTAACACAGAGAAGCACGCTCTACAGTCGTATGAAGATCAATGGTTCCTCATGGAGTCTATTGGACTTGTAGAAGGTGACATTATCATGGAAGATGAGGTTGTTACGCTTGAGTTCAAGCAAGGATTTATTCCTGCAGAAGAAGAAGGCGAAGACCCTATCATGCATGATGTACGCTTTTTTTCCAAGAATGCAGTAGGAGAATGGGTTGAAGATCGTCTGTTGCCTGTCAAATTCATGCAATCCTATACAGAAGGCTATTTTGACGAGAATACAGGCGAGACTGTTCATCGAGGAGAAGGATTTGGAAACAAGGTGTATGTATTCGTGCCGGAATATAGGCGCTCTGGTGAAGTTGATCCGGAAGTAACGGACGAAGAGCGAAATGTAATACGCATTGAGGTGTGGACCCATGTTCAGTCCGAAGAAGATGAGTCTGAACTTGTATATTGCACCGAAATAGCAATCAAGCCGAAAGGCGTAAAGAAAGCAGAAGGATGGCAAGAGGAAGGAGAATAGGCTCGAAGAATTATTCTGCTCAGCCGTTTACCAAATCTCGGCTGAGAGGTATTCTATTCAACATGAGCACAGCGGTCCACAAAGGCGCTGCAAAGAGCCTTGAAGAGATTGCACCGAGTTTCCTTGCTTACGTGGCCAGTACCGAGCCGGAGTTTAACGATTACACAGGCAATCTGGCAAATGCTTATGCTGCAACTCTTTTTGTGAGACGAAAGTATGTAAAGACTTTCTATCATGACACAGGAAGGCATGGCGTAGTATATGAGGGCCCGAGAGGAGGAAGATGGGTAGCACTATTGCCTCCAGCAAGACACAAGATCAAGCGTAAGAAACTTCTGCCTATTGCTGAACGATCAGCTGCGCGACACCGGCATGAATGGGGAGTTGAAGGCATCCCAGCTAAACGATATTTGAAACGATGGGAGAAGGAAGGCGGATATAAAGGCAAGAGGACTGCTGTAAAAGGTAAAGCATCATACTCGGCCAGCCGTTTCGGAAGCCCTTATGCTCAAAACTTCCTACGTATTGAGAACCATGCTCCATATGCTGAAATGGTACAGCAAGGACGTGGATCGGTACACAAACATTATCGAGTACTTCGTGGCGCCGCATTGTACAAGATGACGCAAAGCGCCACTGCGCTCGTAAAATCAGTAACATTGAAAGAACTAAAAGCCGCTGGCTTCAAAGTAAAATAATATGAAATCAGAAGCAGGTGTTAAGAAATATATCTACGAGTGGCTGACAGGGTTGGGTATTGGCCCGGTGTTTCAGGACAGGAAACCCTTTGACAATACTACAAAACTGCGCGACCTTCGCACTTATATAGTGTATGACTTTCCGGATGGAATAGAAGACAATGGGATGTTCTACCGTGGAATGTGTACTGTGTACATAGGCTGCAGAGATACAGAACGGTTTGTTGCCGACTTGACAAAACTGGATAAGGCATGCTCACGTTTCTTGGAGGAGTTTGACTATAACGACGAAGAGAAAGGAGTTAGCTGCATCGATGTTTTGTTTGACGGTGACGATTCAGACGGAATAGGCAATCACGAATATCGGTATTCCTTCGATGTATTTGCCTCGAAAGGATAATACCAAATTAACATTATTGTGTAACTTAAAACTTTGTTATTATGGCATTACCGCAAAACAAAAAGACAGGTAGAGCGATTGCTGACATTCAGGCGCTTTATTTCCTGAAACATGTTGATGGCGAAGAGCCTGTTATCACCGAGAACCTTGAGAACCCCGATTGGTTCCCTGTGCTGACTCTGCGTGGAACCGTAAACACCAACCAAGACCCTCAGTCGCTCGACAAGATTCTGGTTGACCAGTTTGACGCTCCGATCGGTATCACGACCGAGCCGGGTGATTTCTCGTTCGAGGCACAGCTGCCGTCTTTGGCAAAAACCGACATCGAGAAATGGCTGGGTCAAAAACTCGTTGAGTGCAAAGACGACAACGGCGATCCTATCCTCGTTGATGGTAAGCAACTGTACGGTTTCTCAATGGACGGCAGTCTTATCGATCTCTCCGTGCTCATCAAGACCCGCACCGGCGACACGTTCATCTTCGCTCACGTTATGGTATCGCTTACCTTCGGCAAAGAGGAGAAAGTGTTTATCTTCCGCGTAAACGGTCAGGTAGTAGCTCCTTCCAACGAAGAGAACGAGATGATCTACTACGCTCACGAGAAAGCAGTCATTGCTCCGACCGGTGTAAGCCTGAATAAGAGCGCGCTCTCTCTGGAGGTAGGTGCTAACGAGACGCTTGAAGCTACTGTAGCTCCGGCTAATGCAAGCAATAAGAAGGTTGCCTGGACTTCCAGCGACACGTCTGTTGCAACCGTTGATGCTTATGGTAAAGTAGTAGCCGTTGGCGCTGGTACCGCGAACATCACCGCAACCTCCAAGGTTAACAGCTCACTGACTGCAACCTGCGCAGTAACCGTAACCGCCGAATGAAGAGGTCTGAACGGTAAATTTGTTACGTCTGCAGGAGATGAGATTGAACAACAACATTCGATAGAACTATCGGATGGCTCCGAAATGGTAGGAGTACATAGTAATCAAGATAGATATATCAAGATTACGCCTACCATTGACGGAGGTGTTGAGACACGAGAACCTATCACACAATTAACCGCTGAAACGGATGACTCGACAATTATGTCGGCATCCATTACGGATAGTGGACTGATAAAGACTCGTTTCAAGAAACCCGGAAGAGTCAATCTCACAGTAACTGCAATTAACGAAGATACCGGCAACCAGATCACTTGCGAATTTACATTCGTGGTGGTAACGACAACTGACGTGATCGATGTCATTACCGGAACAGTCGAATCGTATAACTACAATACCGGTTCAGGCGCAACGGTAAAGAACTCATACCTCAATAATGTTTCGTTCAAAGTCAAAGACATATACAAAGACTTTGTGAAACTTAGTGTTGGTTCCGGTCACTCGCAAGAGATGGACGACCTGACTGTTACGGAGCAGAACGGCGTAATTACAGTAGAACATACTACATTGCGTTACAACTCTCCGAGCACATACTTCCAGCTCTTGTCGAAAGACGGCCAGAATCAGATAGGTGGAGTTCTCGTACAGTTCTATCCGGATGCGGAAGAGCATTATCCTCTCACAAGCGCAGACATGACCGTAACAGGTTATTACGGCGACGATAAACGAGACGGAGAAACGCTCAACATTGATTTCGCATTTTGGGAAGGCAAAGATATCCAGTGTCGGTTCGGTATAAATCCGGGAGCACTACGCAATGCAGCAAGCGTGATCACAGAAGTAACATCCTCGAACACGGAAGTTGCAGTAGTTGGTCCTGATGCAACCTATATCAATAATGATAGACAAATACCTGTCAATATCATTGGAACAGGAACGACTGAACTGACATTACACGTCACAGACGGACTGGAATATGACGAAACAGCAACTATTACAGTAGTTGTATCGTAGTAATCCGATAAACGAGGGGGCTGGGGAAAGCCCAGTACCCCTTGTTCTTTTTATATCAAATCAAGAATTGTATGATACAGAAAGAAGCAAAACTTAACGACCGTGAAGCTCTGGTCGATATGATTGGCGACGAAAAGACGCCAGTCAAACTCCATAACGGAGAGACAGTAGAGGTTGGATATATCCGTGGTGACACACAGGATAAGATAGACAGCCTGATTGTCAAGTACGAAACGTTCAAGAAATCTCTAAAGCCAATCAAGCAGGAGGATGGCAAAGAGCCTGAATACGCTCCGGAAGACTTGAATCGTGGCAACAAATATACCCGTCAATTCTACGCCAAATGTGCGGCTGCTATTCTTATTAACACCTTCTGGGGCATGCGTCTTCGCTGGTGGTTGAAATGGCGCCTATTATACTATTTCAGCGGTTGGAACGGCGATGACTACCTGAGTATTGTGATGGAAGCAAAAAAAAAAGCAACGGAGCAGCAGTACTCAATGGCTATGGTATTTCTGATGGATATGACCACGACGTGGACGACGATGACGAAGAAAGAAGCCGAGGAATACCGTCACGAACTGGAATTGGTAAGAGAGCATCAATCATTGAAAAATTCCCAGGATTAGGCCAACCACTAGTGCTATTTGGAGGCTTGATAACTATTCCTAATTGGGGTTATCTTAACACACCAGTAGCACTAATGGAAGTGATGATCTCCGATCTTCCGCATGTCATGTATCATCCACCTAAAGAAGCTTCTGAGACAGAAGAGCAGATACGTGTTGATATAGCACGAGCACAGCGAGAGAAGATTAAGCAGGGCGGCTTGAAAGCCGTAGCGGGTCTAAATCTGAACTTCAAAAAGGTCATCAACGGCAACGAGCTATTGGAAAAGGCTAAGGCTGGAAAAATATAGACTCGCCCTTCTCCTTCCAAGCTTTCTGTTCGCAGATGAACAGATCAATACGACAGAGGTCGGTGGCACACTTGAAATGATAGTTGCCATCGGCTTCTTTTGATGCAATGATGTCAAGTGCGAAAGACCAGGGCCCATAGCTGATACCGGCACGCTGCATCCGTGCGTCGATAGTAATGATACCTCCGTCATTTACGATACGTCCACTCGCATCAAGCTCTGTGATGGTTTGAAATACTCCGTCCTTCTCAACAGGAACGCTACAATTGAATTGTAACCGCGTTTGCAAGCCAAACATGGCGGTTGCTACAAATACTTTTTCTTCCATAATTCAGTGTTTGATTGAAATTCGCTGCAAAGGTACAAATTTTTTCTCATTAGAGCAACCCCCTTGTATAAAAAATAATTCTGTTATATCGAGCGTAATACAATTATTTTACTGATATTGTGTAAATTAGAAACTATAAGTACTTTTGTCAAAAATTTCATTTTATGAGCAAAAGTAAGCCAACACCGGAGCAGATAAGAAAGAAAGCAATTGGACTATTGGATAACCGATCCACAGATAATGACGGCATGCTTATCAAGCGTGATAAGACCGTCTCTATGATTGATCTGTTTGGCTCGGAACAGATGACAGCCGTTGCATATTACGTTTCCGACCTCCTTGCAAAAGGCTTCAATAACCAGCAGATTATTATGGCTGTGAAAGACAGATACGATCTTGACTGGAATATGCGAAAGGTAAATCTTGTGAAAGATCTTCTGCATAAATTATGGCGGTGCGAGACTGCCCATGCAATGAATGATCAGGTGGCGCGTGAGTTAGCAACTATTGACACCCAGATAAGAGAGACTTGGGAAGCGTGGGAGTTTAGCAAACGAGGTATTAAACACACGAAGACACGTACCGAGAATAGCGATTCGAAATGCGACGAGAATCAGTATAACATCACCGAGATTGTAAATGAAGAAACGACTACCTCCGGAGATGTGAAGTACCTCCAGCATCTCAATGAGCTTGGCAAGGAAAGACGCAAACTGCTTGGACTCTATGCGCCTGAAAAGAAGACGCCAGGTACCGGGACAAATAACGGAACTATCAACTTTGTCGTTGTGGGCAGCGACGGAAACTCATTAAGCGCTCCGGTGATGCCGGTGGTACCGACTAATGATGTAGAGGAGGCAAATGTTGAGATCGTCGATGACAAAGAAGGTGGCAATGGAGAAATAGATAACCTATTTGAAGAATTGATGCATGGAAGTTAAGATAATCGGAAATATCGTCAATAATATCGTAAAAGGTATTGAAGAAGGTTACTCGTTGGTAGCCTTGCAAGGTAGTGCGCGTAGCGGCAAAACGCGAAACACTATCATTTTCATCATCATGTGCTGTCAAAATCCGAATATCGTAAACCAAATGATGCTCAAATACTATCCAAAGGCTCTTGAGAGATGGGAGGATGCGGTTCGTAGAGGCATCATCGATGATGAAGACAAAGAGAAAAGAAAGCCGACAAAGCCGGAACCGGTAAGTAAAGTGCGTGTCAGTATAGTGCGTGGATCATTGCCGGTATTGAAACGTTCTGTATTTGAAGATGACTTTAAGCCAGTGATGGAACAGATGGGGTTATGGGACGAGAAGCGCATGAATAATACGACAATGACGTATAAGTTCGCCAATGGCTCGTCTATAGAGTTCTTTGGTACAGACGGTCCGGAAGGAGCGCAGAAGTCCAAAGGTCCGAGCCGTGACATCCTGTTCTGTAACGAGGCTAATGAGATCGAGAAGGAAAACTTTAAGCATCTAAAGATGCGTACACGTCTGTTTGCAATATGCGACTTCAACCCGTCCTTCACCGAGGAACACTGGCTATACACAGAGATGAACGCCTATGGTACGTATCACTTCATAAGTACATTCCGAGATAACCCATTCCTTACGACGGCTATTCGAGAAGAGATATATTCGTACAAGACAACAAACCCGGCATTGTGGGAGATATATGGTCTCGGGCACTTTGCCATTGTAGAAGGTCTTGTGTATCCAAAGGCAACTTGGGATATAATCGACAAGACAGAGCTGCCTATCAATATCCGACTGGAGAAGCGTATCGGAATAGATATCGGATTCTCCGGAAAAGGAGACCCTACAGCAGTTGTATTGTGTTATACTGCAAATATAGATGGAATCAAGCACCTATGGATGGAGGAACTTGTGTATGAGAAAGGACTAAATGAAAAGCAACTTGCATACAGGCTTCGTCCATACAATGACATCAAGAAGTACATTGACAGTTCTAACCCGTTGTATATCGAAAACCTTGAAGATAACGGCGTTTCGCTTCTATATCCTGTAGTCAAGTATGCAAATTCTATTGTGGATGGTATTACGAAAGTACAGGGATATAAGATACACGTTATTCGTGGTAGTGTGAATCTGATCAAGGAATTAAATAACTACTGCTGGACGAAGGATCGTCACGAGGCGTTTACCAATGTGCCTATTGACAAGTTTAACCATGCGTGCGATGCTTTCCGTTATGCGATCATGAGCGACCGATCAGCACGAGGAGGGCGACGCAGATATACTAAAGCAGAATTAGGTATTACATTTTAACATCATCAATATGGAAACAAAAGAGTTTATCAAGAAACTTAAAGACAGAAGCCGTGTGCCTTCTATCATCGCACTTCGCCAAGCGCTGTGCTATCATTTGTGGAAAAACAACATCCCTTGTACGCTCATAGGCAAGTTATTGGGCTATACGAGACGTAATGTGTATATCTCTTGTTATCACGTTCAGGACTGTCTGGAGGTGAATGACAAAACGCTACGCAGCGCTATCGAAGAGGTAAGGCAGCATGATATTCAGATCAAGCCATACACAATAGATGGTAATATCATGTCGAAGCATGCCGGGTACAGAATGATTATTGACAATATAATTTATTAAGCATATGGGATTCTTTCAAAAATTATTCGGATTCGGTTCAGAACCGGAATTGCCGAAGTTAGACAAGAAGGAGGTTCTCGCTGAGCAAGCCAAGGAAAACAACACCGTTATTTATGGCACTCGTCTTCGTGAGACGCTGGAGGGTTTTCTCGCTAACGCCGAGATTGATAAGGCAAAGAAGATGTTTGCCTGCCATCAGATGGAGGCTTTGAAGGCATTGAGTGAGTATCGTTGTGACGAGCACAAGATCAACGAGCGACCTAACAAGAAGCGCAAGGACAAAGATGACTATGAGACATCAAAACTGCCTCGTGCCATCCAGCGTGGTACAAATGAGACGGCTACCTTCTTCATGTTCGGAAATCCGATCAACATCACGCTCGGGAACAAACCGAAAGATGCAGAAGAATTGGCTGATGCTTTTGAGGCTTTCAAGGACTTCTTGGATGATATGTACTTCAATGAAGACCTCTATGACTGCCGACACATTACCGGATCGGAAACTGAGTGTGCAAAGCTCTATTCGTTGTACAAGAATGAGGATGGCGAAGTAGAAGTTGTGTGCCAAGTAAAGAGTAACGGTAATGGAGATGTGCTCTACCCGATGTTTAACCAATACGGAAAGATGGTTGCTTTCGCCATTGGCTACTACATGCGAAACATCGACCTCGAAATGGAAGAGCATTTTGATGTCTATACGAGCAAGAAGATTTGGCATTTCATCAAGCCTGCATCAACTCCGAAAACTTGGGTATGTACTGACGAAAATGGAGAGCCGGAGGAAAATCCTTTCGGCAAGATTCCAATTATCTATTACAACCATGAGGTAGATTGGGAAGGCGCACAACAGCGTATAGACAAACTGGAGTGGCGAGACAGTAAGCATAGCGACACGGTTGAGTATTTCGGTGATCCGTATCTGTTGATGACAGCAGACCTTGTGGATGACCGCATGGCTGATCCCACCGAAAGCGGAAAACTATTCATTGCCGACAACAAAGACAGCCGTTTCGAGTATGTTACTCCTCCAGATAGCGCCAACTTGGTCAAGAACGAACAGGAGTCTCTGCAGGCATCTATTGACAAAGACACTCTTACGCCGGACTGGTCATACAAGAGCATCATGGGTCTCGGTACGCTATCCGGAGAGGCGATGCGACGCGCCAATCTGCCAGGCTATGTAAAGCGTGCAAGACTTGCTATCAAATACAACCGTCTCATCAAACGCGATCTGCACCTGATTGTGCATATCATGTGCAATTATAAATACCTCGCCAATAGCGACATGTGCGATAAGTTACGTCGTATGAAACTCAAATTCACGTACACTGATCCGTTTGTTGGTGGTATTGAGGATAACTCTACCGAGGTCGCTACTTTCCGTGGCGCCGGTGCGATGTCTATCCATGCCGCTGTTGCAGTTAATCGCCACGTAGAGGATAAAGCCGCCGAAGAAGAGCGTATATGGGAGGAAGCAAAGAGGATGGCTCAAATAGAGGCAGAAGCGAAAGCAGCTGCTCAGGCAAAGACAAAAACTAACAATAATAACAATACTGAGGAATAATCATGGCACAGCGTTTTAAGGACTTTTGGATTGCCGTCGGCCAGCCGGGAGCGTACTCGAATAACATGCAGTATGATGAGGTATTTGGACTGAATGCGAGGTTTGGTATCAAAATCAAGCACTCGCCATATTCTCCAATGCCGAAGATCAAGAATATGGTCGTACAGTCGTGGAAGGACGAAGACGGCGACGATGTATGGTTGCCGCGTGTGACTGATAGCGAAACAGGAACGTATAAGCCTGCTATCACACATGAAGCGGTTGATTTCGTGCCGAAGTTTGTCATCTTTGGCAATGCCGCAGTTACAAACTCCAATCAGGCTATCCGCGAATTACTCAATGCGATCGAAGGAAGATGGTTGAAGATTTATGATGAGTACACCCAGATGGGCTATGAAGGAGTGTATCTGACGGACGCTGATGACGATCCAAAGTTCAAGCGCCGTAGCTATGACTACGTTGAGTTCGAGTTGAAGTTTAAGATAAACGGTCCGAATATAGACGCTCCGTTTGATGGTATAACTATTGAAACAGCATAACAATGAGAGTATTTCGTGACATATACAATGCACAGGGTCAGTTCGTAAGGACTGACGTTGTGTTTGACATCATGGAGGCTACGTACACCGGTCAGGATATGGGTAAGCGTAGCATCGTGGCAACTATCAAGTACGCAACGCCTATCGACTTCCAAATGGGCGATTACGTGGAGTTTGCCATGCAGTCTTTGATACGCGATCACGGGCATAACAGTGGAGAGGTACAGAGTCCGGCAGAGCGTTTCTATATTTACACGGAGCCGCAATGTAAGAAGACGGCTCGTCCGATGAGTGCAGGCGATGCCTTTGAGACAACCGTCACCTTCTATCCGCGTCAGTATGAGTTGGCCGGAATCCAGATGCGTGACTTCGTGCAACAGGAGGCGAATGCCGAGACGCTTATCTATACCGGCTTCGATAACGTCAGTTTCTATGGCGGTGCCAAGGAACTGCTTGACCGCTGTATGGCGTGCTTGAAGCAGTATTACAAGGACAGCCAAGGCAATCCGTTGTGGTCGTATGTGCTTGCTGATGCTCTCAATGAGGACAAAAACAACGCTTTGGAGCGCTATGCTTTCTCCTTCTCCGGCAACAGCGTCATGGATGCGCTGATGAAGCTGAATGACAAGGATTATATCAACACAACCTTCTTTATCAACGGTCGCACGATATACGTCGGCTTCAAAAGACCGTTTCTTTGCTCCGTAAATGCCGCTGGAGCGATTACAGATAGGCCGTTGGATATGATGTATGGTAAGACCTCACATCTGCCAATAGACAAGACTTATGGCGGTTTGTACGACATCACCAAATCCGTAGGTGAGGAGTTGCCTATTACGAAACTCTTTGCCTATGGTGCTGCGCGTAACTTGAACAGGTACTATTGCGCTGACCGTATTCAGTCCGGGCGTTTCGTCAACAAACTGATGTTGCCGTCATTTAGCGATGATGGTACTACGGACTGGATCATTTCGGAGGATGCTGTAAAGAAGTACGGAATCCGTGAGGGCAGTAAGACCTTTGAGGAAGTCTATCCGTCTCTTCGTTACATGACCTACGCCGATATTCGCGGTATCAAGTACTGCATTAAGGTACGCTATAGCGGTTTGAGCGGCGATGTGTTCGAGAAAGATGGCGTGATGACGCACAAGAACAGCAATTCCGCTTATCCTGTGGCGCGTGTGCAATGCTACAAAGTTGTACCATGTACCGGTGTTGAAGACCAGCAGACAGGCGAGAAAGACGGTACGGTCGGCTGCAATAAACTCGTGGAATACCAACCTCCTGAGGATTTGGCTGTATTCATACATGCTACAGGAAAGACCGTCAAGGTGCTGCTGTATGGAGGTGCCACGAAAGCCGAAGCATGTCAAAAGCAGTTGGCGCATGATGGTAAGATACCGACCACCGATGGTAATGCTCCTGCAGCAGATTGGTCTAACTGCTATGCCGGTGCATGTTTCGCTGTGCATGATATAGGCTTCGTGGACATGAACGGTCAGACGTATGATGCCACCGAGCGTGCCAACTGGTTCACGGCTCCGTTCCTGCGTACGTTGGAGTATGATCCGATGTACACTCCAGGAACGGCACAAGAGCGTGCAGAGTTGCACCGTATCGAGTATGTAGATACGTTCTGGTTAACGGACCTCTACGTGATGGAATACGAGAACGGAGCTGCCAGGTATGATGCGCAACGCAGTTTCAAGCGTGATGGCTATTCGGCATGGGCATGGCCGAGACTGAATGACCAATCGAATTTCCCCGGTTCGCTGCCCGTGAACGAGGTGGTGGCGGTGGAGCCTGTGACGATACCGGATACAAGCGATAACATCAATGGCGGTCGTCAGCAGCATTGGGACATCTATCTGCGCGACCTTGGCTTTGCTATTGACGAGCAGAATGACTTCGGTGAGTTGGTGTTTGTCCTCTCTACTCCGGTAGTGAGCGTGCTGGATGGCATTCTGGCCGGACGTGAGTTCACGATCGACGGAGGCGAGAACCTGAACGACTTCCAAGAACGTGTGATGTGTGCCTATGACGAGAACGGCAACTTCAATCAGGACTTCATGATGCCGGGCGACTCAATGGATTCGAGTGTGGCTCAGAAAGCCTATCTGAATGGTGCTATATGGCGCATCCGGCTCAATCGTAACGACAATGATAGCGAGTTGAGTTCAATCGGTCTCGTCATCCCGAACACCGATATACACATGAAAGGCGGCGATCATGTGGTACTGCTCGATATCTATATGCCGGACATCTACGTACGTGCTGCGGAGCAACGGCTGCTGCGTGAGGCACGAAACTACCTTGACAAGAATGACCGTGGCAACATCAAGTACTCGATCAACTTCGACAAGGTGCGTTTCAATCAAATACAGAACTACTCTCGTCAGATGCGTGAAGGCGTTATGCTGCGTATGGTAGATGAGGACCTGAATATCTCTTCGGATAACAAGGTTCGTACCATTGTGCAACATACCGTGCCGTTAGAGACGCAAGTGCCGTTCTATACCATCAACTCGCAGACCGGATCACGGCAGATTGATACGTTATTTGAGTATGGAAGACCAGGTAGTGGCTTGGGATTGTTCAAGGACACTATATCAAGTTATAACGAATCACAAGAGCGTTTGGCTCTCAAAGTACCGCGAGCATCCAAGACATCTGAGTTTGTCAATATATATGTACACGGTCATAATAAGACATACGGCACATACCCACAACATCAAAATGCCTATGCATATGATGATGAAATATGGATTGTTGAGTTTGATTGTGATTATCCGCTTTATAGCAGTTTGACTCGCTCCAATCAGACTGATGTAAATATAACGGAAACTATCTACGAGCGTAATGAGAAAAAGGCATATCCATCAGAAGGTACTCCGCTGCCTGCAATCAGTAGGGATTATGTCAGCTTCAAGTCCGGTAAGTTCTATGAGGTAGTGATGCAGGTACAGGATGCTTATTGGAGTGAAGAGAATGACGATATCATATTGTCTGTATCTCCGATCGACATAGAAACGAGATATGCCATAGACGAATACGAATGTGAGGCGAGCGATCCTGTTGATGGCTGGAGGACTGTTACATACAAGTTCCGTCTTCCTGATAGCTTCAACGATATGCAGGGTTATTATATAGGGCTATACTACCTTTCGCCGGATAACAGCGGTGAGATTAAGGTGGACTATGGCGCTGTGCGTATATGCTCAGTTACAGAGAAAGACCTTG